CCCTCTTCCGTGTCGAGGATCACCGGCGACGGGAACGCCGCTGCCAGCGTCGATTTCCCGATGCCCTCGGTCCCGTAGATCACCGCCCGTACCGGCGTGTGCCGGCGTCCCCGCTGAATGTTCAGTGCCATCCCTAACTCCTCTTTGCGTCCCAGTCACAGTGCAACGCTTGGAAACGCTCCTGGCGTCGTCTCATCTCTTCCACCTTCTCCGGCGTCCCCGGCAAAGCCGTCGTCGCCGCCGGCTGAACCACCACCTCGATCTCTCGCCCCACCCCTTGCAGCTCGCAGATCGACTCGACGATCGTGTCGAGCAGAATCCGAGGGTCGCCGGCCAACGCCGCCTCGACGTAGCAGTCACCAGCCAACGATCTGCCACCCGCTCGCCGCGGGTCGGCGTAAAGGTTGCCGGTGTGCGTCAGCCGGGCCTGCACCCTGCGAAGCCTCCGCAACCACGCCACAATCCCCGGCCGCACCTCCTGGCGAATGCGAACCCGCTTCTGAACCTTCGCCTCCGGCTTGCGTCGCTTCGCCTTCGGCTTGCAGAGCCGGACGGCTGGCCTGCGTGATCCGGCCGCCGGCGTCCGCGCCGGCAATCGCCAGAACGTCCGCTGCGTGTGGATCAGCCCTTCGCCAGCCATTCGCCGCCCTCCGTGTTCCGCCGGCGGTTCCACCGCCGGCGGCTGTCATCCCTGCCCGCCCGCTCCGCGGGCTCCGTGCCGGTGGCGTCGTGCCCCGGCCCGTCCTGTCACTCGATCTCGATGTCGGTCGTGGGCACCTTCACGTACACCTCAGGATCGATCTCGACGATCGTCCAGAACTCGTCGGAGTGGGCACACGTGCCGCTCCACCGCTTGCCGGCCGTGATCCCGCGAATCGCCTGACCGCGATCCGGCAGGCTCATGCCGTAGAGCTCCTGCATGCCGGCGATCGCGCCAGCCGCTTCCCGATCACCGACCATCGTTTCGCTCGCCATGACTCGTCTCCTGTTGCTCGAGCCGCCGAAACAGCTCGGTCCTGTAGATCGCTTGGTCGTGGTTCGCCACGACCTCTAGCCGCACGCGGTCGCCTCTGATGCTGTGGACAACGACCACAACGTCATCTGATGGACGATCACCGGGGACGGTGATGCTTTGGCCTTCTCTTCGATCAAGCCGGAGCGGCATTCCTGTTCCTTCGCCTTTTTGGTGGCCTTCGACCGCTGATGGACTTCCTGTCTCTGACGCTGCCGGTACTCGACTGTCTTGCTGCTGGGCCTAGCCGTGCAGCCGAACTGAGCGAGCTGCCGTTGCTCGTCCGTCCAGCCGGCTTGCACTTCCTTCGCCCGCTGTTGAATCACGCTGCTGATCGGGTCGTGTGGAGTCGGAAGGCCGGTTCGCACAGACCACTCGTGCCACACCCGATCCACCGAATCCCGCACCACCCAGGCCGTCGTTTTCACGCTCAAGCCGATGCCGAAGCAGATGTCCACGAGGTCTTGATCGAGCCTCCCGTTCCCGCCTTGCGTTTCCATTGAATCCCCTAACGCTGTACACCCGTTCACTTAGATGCTTCGATCCTACTCACGATCGAGAACGGGTCACCCCCACCAAACCGCGGGAGAAACGGGCATCCTTGCCAGAGTGTCCATTAGCGAACGTTGTCGTTCGCTGTCCTCACCAAAAAGCCCAAGGAGGTTTCAATCCTCGGGCGTTGCGGGGGGAATCTAACGAACGTCATCGTGCGCTGTCAAGCCGAAATCTTGACGGGCGAGAAGAACGTGATCGGAAGCACGAATCGTGCTACTTCCGGCGAGGCCGTCGAGCGACGGGCTCAGGTTTCTTGGCGGCCCCAAGGCTCCGCGGAAGAGATCCGCGTAGGGCCTTCGCGGCGGCAGCGGACACAAGCCATTCGCGGCCGTGTTTCTTGGCAACAATCTCGCCTGCGATGCAGAGCTTTCGGATGTGGCCGTCGCTGCAACCAGCCAATTCCGCCGCCTCGACGGTGGTCACGATGTCGCTGAGGTCGAGCTTGTTGTCGATCGTCGCCACGCCGCACCTCCGCCGTGCATCCGCTTTCGCGTCTGCGTACTGTTTACTGCCGACCGATAGTTCAACGGAGAGGGCGGGATTGACACTTGTCCAGTAACTGAACAAGTGTGAGGTACAATCCCGATTCCCTCCGGTCGGCGCAGGACACGGGACAGTACGACGCGGATCGTACCGACCGACACGCACGGAGGCGAGGCCGTTTAGCGGAGCCTTGCAATGAAATTGACGGACGTTCTCGACCGATACGCGGTGTTGATGAATCTCTCGCCGCGGTCAGTCGTGCTCTACCGGCACTCGATCGCCAAGCTCGGCGAGTTCCTTGAGCACGAACCGACGATCGCGGACCTCGACGACTTCACCGTCGCCAAGTTCCTGCGGTGGCGAGCCACCAACACTCGCGGAAAGAAGCCGATCAGCCCAGAGTCGGTCGCCAAGGATCGCAGCCAGATTCTCGCGCTGTGGAACTGGTCGTGCCGGAAGAAGATCCACGAGGGCGAATGGCCGGCACTCGCTCGGCAGAAACGCATTCACCGGACGCCGAAGGCGTACACGGCAACCGACGTTGCCAGGATCATCATGCAAGCCCGCAAGCGTCGCGGGACGATCTGCGGCCTGCCGGCGGCCTGGTGGTGGTCAACGATTCTCTACTCGGCGTGGTGCTGCGGCTCGCGGATCGGCGAGCTGATGCAGCTCCGGTGGCGTGACGTTGACCTTGAGAATCGGCGGGTGCTGTTCGTGGCTGCAACACGCAAGGGCGGGGCCGCGGACATCTCGCACGCTCTGCCGGCCGATCTCTGCCAGCAGCTCGAGGAGCACCGCCGCAGCCCCGACGATCTCGTGTGGCCGTGGGATCGGCAGCCGACGAGCATCTACCCGTCGATGCGGATTCTCTGCCGGACCGCCGGCGTGCCCTACCGGGCCTTCCACGCGATCCGAAAGGCAAGTGCGTCGTACGTGCAGCTCGGCGGCGGGGATGCGACGGCGCACCTCGGCCATTCCGATCCGGCAATGACTCGCGGGCACTACCTCGATCCAGCGATCACGCAGACGCGGTCGGCCCTCGACTACCTCCCCGCCCTCGATCTCGGCGAGGACGCCGAGTTCGTGCCGGAGGCGGAATAGCCTGAAGTCCCCGCCCCCGGCGCGACGCCAGCCCGCGGGCATTGGCGGTCAGCGACCGGGGGCGGAGCTTTTGCGGCACCCGCAGGGGCAGTTGGCTTCGCACTTCATTTCGATGCGGCCGTCGGGCTTGTAGACGCCGTTGCTGCACTTCCCCCCGCATGCACACTTCCCCGGTGCGGGTGCCGGTGGCGGCGTCGGGGCCGCCTCCGGGGCGAGGCTGGCGTAAGCCGCGGCGACGGCCGCGGCGGCGCGTGGCGGTTCGCGGTCGATCTCTTGCGGATCGGCGGAGAGGCTGGCCAACAGGGCGAGGAGGGAGCGGTAGAGGGTCATAACGTCACCTCTAAACGAACGTGCTGCCAGAGCCACGAGCACACGTTCAGCGCCGCAAAGACGAGACCCAAAACCGTGAGGGTGGCCGTTGCGAATCCGCCAGCGATCACAGCGGTGAGCACTTCAACACGGTCAGAGCCCCAATGGGAAAGCCCCCATCCAAAGACCGCGTAGGCCGTAGCGAACAGAACCAAGAAAACGGCTGTCGTGTCCATCACCAGCCCTCCCCGTGGTCAACCACCCGATGCCCGTCGGCATCAACCGACGGCGCGTGAACCAACTGCCGGCCGTCGGCCTGCGGCGGCGGCTCGGCGGCCATCGCGGCCCACAAGCCGAGCCGGGCGGCGATCCGGGCCAGCCGGCCGACGGCCTGCAGGACCGGCCGCTGCGGCGTCGGGTTGATCGGGCTCGACGGGCTGGAGCCGAGCCACCAGCCGACGGCCAGACAGACGGCGACGATGGCGACGGTGCGGCGGTCGATCAGCATGGCGGCCTCACGGGGCGAGAGAGAACGTGTCAGCGATCAGCCGGGCGGGTTGGATGCGGGCGGCGGGGGCGGGCTCGAACCACTGGCCGTTATCGAGGACGCGCCACTGAAAGCCATCCACGCCGCCGATGGCGAAACAGTCGCCCTGGTCGAGGGCGGCCTGGATGTTCTCGCGGCTGGCCCAGAACGATCCGTCGGGCTGGTCGGCAGGCCACTTTGGCCCGCGGCACCAGTTCTCCGACCAACTGTTCTGGATCAGGCCACCGTCGCGCGGGGAGCCGTTCTTCTGGTGCCGGACGGCCCAGCAGAGCATCGCGTGTGACCACGCCTTCCCGCGGGGCAGGAAGCCGTCCGAATCGCGGACGGGCATGGTGTTGTCGAAGCGGCCATAGCCGACGTTGCTGCACAGCACCACCGGCGAGCCACGCTCGATCGCCGCGCACAGCTCGTCCCAGGTTTTGACCTGGGCGACGGCCACGGCCTTGAGCTTGTTCGCTTCGCGGGCGAGAGCGATCGGCACACCCTCGCGGCCCCACTCGATGGACCGGGGGATCGAGTAGGTCATGAGATCGACATCCCCGTACCGTTCCCGGTAGAGGATGCCGCCGAGAGTCGCGTCTTTGCACTTCCCCGAAATCCAACGGGCCGCGGCACCGCCATAAGAGCCGTCCCCGCCGGTGTTGCGGCCGATCGGCGGTAGCCGCGCGGCTGTCCGACTTCCGCCGTAGATCGGCTCCGTCGCCACTTCCGGGGGCGGGCGGGCCATCCGGCCCTCGACGAAGTCCACCGACTGCGCCGCATAGCTCCCGAGCCCGAAGGCAAACGAGACGCACGCGCCGTGGTTGCCCTGGTCCCACGACTTCCACGGGAGCCCGTAGAACGACTGGTGCGCCTTCTGCGTGTGGCGATAGAGGAAAGTATCGACACCTTTCGCCTCTGCCATCGCTTCGCCTGCGGCGGCGGCGAACGTCGGGCGGTCCAGTTCCGAGAGGAACTCCCGCGTTCCTTCCGGGTCAGGGCGGTATCCAAACCGCGATTCCACCCCGGCGGCGATCCGGTGCGTGGCCCGCTCGACCAGCGCGCCGATAACGGCCGCGAAGACGACGAAGCCGATCGCGGACCATGTCCAGACGGTGCGTTGACGGGCGGTCATCGGGTCGCCTCCGCGGCGGCAGCCGACACAGCCCGGTACGCCTTCACCCACTTCGCCCGGCTGGCGGCATCGACCGGCCCGCCCTCGGTGCCGGCCTCGGAGTCGAGGAAGCGTTTGATCTCGTCCCTGACGGCCGGCTGCCGAGCCCCGAGCGACACGCCACGTGTTCGAAGTTCCCGAGCCGATCTTCGAAGATCATCGAACGCGGCCCCGGTCTTCAGCCGCGGCTCGGTCTGCGAGCCGTCCCACTCGATTGCGCCGGCCAGCTCCTCGAGCAAGGCGGCAGTCGTGGCAGCATCGGCCGCGGCATCGACGCCGACGAACCGGCCTCGGAGATCAAGCCCGACGACAGGGGCGGGGCCGGGGGCGGGGGCAGGCGGCGTTCCATTTTCCCGAATCGAGAATGCGATCATCGCCCCGGCGGCGAGGATCGCCAGGAGCGTGAGCGGGTGCGGGCCGCCTCCTGCCGCCGCCCCTGGCATCCCCAACGGCGTGATGCCGGGCGGGATGATGGGCGTGAGAGGCGGCAGTGACGGCAGCGCGGGCGCGACCGCTGGGCGGGTCCACAGCAGGTAGGCAACCGCGGCGGCGGCGAGGAGGAAGGCGGTCGTCATGCGACGGGCTCCGTGATCGGCACGACGCGGAGCGGTGCCGGGTAGAACTTGAGTTGCCGCACGATGTCCGAGCGGTCACGGTTGAACACCAACGACTCGCCGTCGTGCTTGAGTTGCACCACCTCGCCGGTGTCGGTGTCCATCCACACGACGTAGGTGATCTCCTCGCCGTTGGCGTCGTAGACCTTGGCGGCCGTCCACGGCTCTGCCTGATTCACGTCCCAGATCATGCGGACACCTCCGGGGCAGCGGCGCGGGTCAAGACGAGGATCTGCTCGAGAGCCCCGCCGGCAGCCGAGAGGACGAGCGTGCGAACCGCCGGACGGACGATCCACCAGACCGGCTTGGCGAGCATGGGCACGCAGCTATCGGCCACGGCGTCGAACAGCGTCCCGACGCACGAGAGCGCCCACGCTTTCTTCGCTGGCCCGTCGAGGCTCGGCAGCGGGTCAAGCCCGGCCACGGCGAGCTTCAGCAGTTCCGTGGCGAGCGATCCGAACTCGGCCACCGTCAGGCCACCGACGGCCTTGAGCCGGGCCGATGCGATAAAGGCCAAGACGGCGGCTTGCAGTTGATCGGGTGTCATGTCAGTACCCTGAGGGTCCGGTGGCGTTGGTGCCGGCGATCACAATCGAATAGGCCACGGAGCCGGTCGGCCCGGTGGCGCGGATCGTCACGGCGCACTCGGTGCTCGTGACGCCCCAGGCGTGCGTCTGCTGAACGCCGAGCAGCTCGCCGCCCGGCCCCACCTCGCCGGCGACACGGCCCCAGCCGTTCGTGCCCGACGGGCCGACGACGATGCGCGGGCCGGTGACCGTCTCGTTGTTGGCGATCCGCACGAGGCGAACCTGACGCATCGTCTGGATGCCGGTCGCACCCTGGATGGTGTCGGCGAGCGAGAGCAGATCGAGCGTCTCGGACGCCCCGACCGCCAACGAGCGATTGGACACCCAGAGCCGGTCGGCGATCGGCCCCGACACGCTGTTCAGCGGGTAGGCGGAAGACACGGAGACGGCCCGCGTCGAGCTGCCGACGGTGCCGGTCTGCGTCTGCGTCAGGCTCGTGGTCGTGGATACGATCCCGTCGAGAGAGTCAGGCATCGAAGATCTCCGTGCGTCCCCGTGCTATCGCTCGCCGGACTTCGGCCACCGTCCAGCCCAGTCGGTAGGCAATCACCTCGATCTCGCGGTCCGTTCGTTCCGGTCGGGAAGTAATGCGGCCTGACTTCTCGCCGGCTGTCAGCAGTCGCTCGAGCGACACGAAGTCTCCGGCGGATGCCACCGCTTCCCGGCCGTTGGGGCCGGTCCGCCAGTGCGTTGGCCGTACGATCATGCGTCACCTCCCACCACGCTACGGCTCACGTGGTGCCGTCCGCAGGGGGTGCGGACGCGAGGCACGACGCGACACACGCGGCGTAGCCAGCCATGTCCACCGGATTGTCGGCATGTGGACGCGGTCCCATGTCGCGGGCGAGCTTGTCCACGATCATCATCCGGCCCCAATCCGCGGCCGTGATCGGTCGCCGCAGGATCGATCCGAAAAGAGCGTTGATAGCTCCCGCCGTACGTGCGAAATGCTCCTGGGGCGGGCCGTACACCCGGTGCCGATCGAGCACCGCGGCCCGTGCCGTGTCGAGGAGCTGCACGGCGATCGGCGGGCCTTCCGGCTCTTCGATCAACGTCGCCTCCGGCTCGAGCTCGTCGCCGGGGTAGTGCTTCAGTTCCCGCTCGCCTCGCAGAATGTGATCCACCGGGTATTCCTCTGCCATTCGCCGCGTCTCCTGAATGTGTCGCACCAGCCGTCTCGCGTCGGCGGCAAGGGTGCCGAGTGTGCCCGTCCAACAGTTGGCGGCACCGGCCCTCTGGATGCGTTGGTCGATCGTAACGAGGTCGGCGTCTGTCACGATTGGCGCACCTTGCCCGCCTGGATGCGGAAGTTCTCGACATCGAACGAGCGGTCGGCGTGGACCGTCACGATCGCTGCGCCTTGATTCCATTTGTTGAGCCGTGCGTAAGCCGGCCGCATGTCACACAAGCACCCCGTCGAGAAACACACCGTCTCGGAGCCCATCATGTCGGGCTCGGAGTGTGTGCTCGTGCGGTGCCCGTGGCCCTCGAGCACGGTGTGATGAAGACGCATGAACGCCCCGCGGGCTTGATTCACCGGCGACGAGATCCCATTGCCCTTTTCGTGACCGTGCAGCACCGGCAACGCACCGCAGAGGACGATCCGCTTGTCCTTTACCAACTCGATCCCGAGCCGCTCAAACCCGTACCAATTGTCTATGCCCATGATTGGGTCATCGCTGATCTCGGGGGCGTGCTGGAATAGCCACGATTCCCACCTCTCTTCATGGTTGCCGAGTTTGGCGACGATCCGAATGCCGGGAAACTCTTGGCGAATCCACTTCAAGAGATCGCGGCCCGCGTGCAGCTCGTTCTTAAAGTTCCTGTACTTCGGATTCTTCTCGTGCCGCGAGATCGAGTAGAAGTCGGCCCAGTCGCCATTGAGCAAGAGAGCGTCGATCTTCTCGCCCTGGAGGTGATCGACCGCGGCCCGCAGCGCCGTCTCGTCGTGGTACGGCACGTGGATGTCGGAGAGGATGCCGACCTTGCCGACGATCCCGAGGTCGAACGGAAGCCAGGGCTCGGCTTGCGAGGGCGGCATGGCCATCTTCGTGCCGGCGGGGCGCGGCTCGCGGAACAGGTGCTTCGACGTGACTTCCTTGCGGTGCGACGATCCCGACACGCCCAGAGTTGCCCGCACCCGCGACCGGGCCTGCTCGAGCGTGATCGCCCCGTTGCACTCGGCGACGATCCGGCGGGCGAGCGTGCGTGCCGGGGCGTCTGGGTGTGCCTCGACGATCCGGCGGACGATAGGCGTGATCTCGTCGCCGGCAGCGTGCCCGGTGGCTTTTCTTTTAGCCATCCTCGTCCTCCTCGCGGGTCACCCCGAACGCCTCAAGAACGGCCGACGCCTCTTCCGCGAACTCCGTCACCTCGCCCTCGTCGAGACACCACCAGCGGGCGTGGATCAACTCGTGCAACAGCACTTCGACGAAGTCCACGCCCACCAACTTCTCGGAGACGCGAATCGTCCCCGTCTCGTCGTTGCAGTCGCCGAGCCGGTCGGCGGGCACCTTGCAGACGCGGATTCGCCACTTCTTCTGGCCGATGTGGACCGTGGCTGATCGCTTCGCCATGCTCGCCTCCGCGGTCAATCGTGACGGTGGGGACGGTCACCCCGGCGGGGGTGTGGCTTCAGCCCTGGCGGCTTCGATGGCGCGGCCGACCATGATCCGGGCCGCGGTGGCGAGGAACGGCAAGCCCTTCGTTGCGGCAGCTTCCCGGAGGTGCTCGACGATCTCCTCGATCCGCTTCCAGCACTCGTCCGGCCCCCAGGCGTCCATCTTCGCGGCAAATGAATCGCAGCCGCATTTCCCGTCGTCGCGGATGCCCCACCATGCCAGCGACCGGCGGAGTTGGCAGCCGGGGCCGCAGGGCGTCGGGGCCGGCTTGCGGCATTGGCGGATGGCCCCGCGGATCTTCGACACGAAGCCGCAGCGCGGGCAGGTCGCGTCGGGTGCGGAGAGGTCGCAGCGGGTCATACCTCGATCTCCCAATCAAACGCGCCGTTGTAGACGCCTTCGTAGTAGCTCTGCCCGTTCGTTCCGCTGTCGATGACACCGGTGCCGCAAATAGTCCCGACGCCTATTGCCGTCATTCGCAGATTGACGCAAAGCCCCCCGTTGATCGGGGTCAAATGGCACATGAAAATCCCGTTGCCGCTGCTGACGTTGATCGTGTCGCCGCCAGACACTGAAAAACCAGCGCAGTCGTGCGGCCAGGGTGCCTGCCACCAATCGCACGCATTAGGAACACGGTCAAGAACGTACGTACCGTTAACGGTGTAGGGCGAGTCTGGCGCTGTTCCGCCAAAGTTGCTGATCGTCAGATAAATGGTGCTCGGCGATGCGACACCGCCGCACCATGTCGAGCACGGCGTCCCGATCTCGTAGCACTCTCGCACGAGCCCGTAGACGACATGCTGCCGCTTCGACACGTTCCACTCAATCC